CATTACGTTATCTCCAGAATACTGGCAAAGCACTCCAAGTCAGATGCCGCTGAAGCCGTAATAGTCAACTTGTCTGACACCTCTAGGTTGAGGGGTTTGTCAAAAACAAGTGTTGAGTCTGCGGGAACTGGAATAGTCTTGCCTACATGATAGTAGGTGGCCGCAGAAGAATCATAGACTTCAATCGTAGCATCCACGCTGTTAGTGCCGTCCACGTTAGACAGATACAGGGCGTGAATCACCGCCTCTGTAGATGCAGGGCAAGTATACACATCTGTTCTTGTGGCCCCGATTGCGGCTCCTGCGTTCTTAAATGCGTTAGCCATCTTATCCTCCTAGAGCAATCGCCATAGCAACTGCCGTTCCTGCGGGGTCAGCAGAAACCGCACCCCATGACGCATCAGTGCCATCCGTAGTTAAATATTTACCTGACTGTCCTGACATATTTGGAACAATAGCAGAAGTAGACGTAGAGGGAAAACTGTTTTGAAGAACAGTTTTAATCATGCGAAGATGATCGTCACCCTCCCCTACTGGATCACCAACTACAGGGTTAGCACTGTTTAATTGTGTTACCCAACTGGCGGATTCTACACTCATGCTGATGCCGCCGTCAGTGTGACAGTCACCTCAAGCGTGTCGCCAGAGATAACAGACCGTGAAGAAGCAAAGTCCACCACGCCGTACAGAGTTCCTGTAGTTCCAGACTTTGTGCTGTCGCTAGTAATAAAGGCTCCTGCTACCGTAGCAGTGGCGTTGATAGAGTAGGATGCCTTGCTTGCGCTATTGTCAATGCTTCCTGCCGCCGCAGTACCCAAAGTAAGGGTCTGACGTACCGACTGTGAGTAGTCTGTAACTTCACTCCATCCAGAGTGAGAGGACATCGTATCCCCTGCCGCCGCTGATCCAGTCCCTTTGAGGCCAACATACCACGTTGTGATCTGTGTGCCGCCATCAAGGGTGCTAGACAGGACATGGTTCAGTCCTTCTGTAGTGACAAGATTCTTGTTGATCTCCCGCCACTTCTCATTGCCATCAGAGTCAAGGCAAACGACCTCCCAAATATTTTTGAGGCCAAGGTTCATATCTGTATCATGTTGCATTTTTAAGCCTCCATCGGCCTTTAAACTAATTGGGGTAATCAACATCCGTCCATACCGTAGATGGGTCTGAAACATCAGACCAAGTTGAAGATGGGTCTACTACATCTGTCCAAATATTGCTAGGATCAGATACATCATTCCATAAGAATGAATCTTCATTTTGATAACTCATTCTCAAATCAATTCCTGCTGACTCAGGGTATTTGGTATTATTTACATAGTCTGTGTTAATACCGTATGTTACTGAGCCTACTCCATCCATCCTGCCTGATGAAGTATATCCTGCGGAAACTCCGAAGTCTGCGTCTGCCGCTATAGTAAATCCGCCAAAAGCAGTGTAGCCTGAGTCGATGGCAAACGTCACATCATTAAACATGATATGCGTTCCGTTCTTGGTTGCGGCTAAAGTTAAATCAAACGTGGAAGCGGCTGATATATTGCCAACCCCTGTATTAACATTGTCTAGGGAAACAGCGAAAGATGAGGAATCAGTCTTTGCAGGACTATTCCAGTTTATTCCAATGTTACTCCAGTATATTGGAGCAGAGGCTTCGGCCCACGTTATAGGGGCTGTCAATAGTAACCACTCGTATTCATCACTCTAAGGGCGGAGCCTGAGTGACGATCCTTGTTGTCCTGTTCCTGTATATCTTTGATAGCCTGCTGAAAGGCTGTTGCCCACAACTGTACTCTGGGATCATTCATAATGAATGGTTCCGCTTCCAGTAGGCAACCATAAAGATAGACATCAGGAGCGTTAGTAATCATCCAGTTAGTAGAGGCGCTAGGAGTAAGTGCATCAAACTTCTTGTAGAATAACATCTCAATAGTCTGTGCGCTTCCCGGTATCGGCCCTAACTGAAGTTCATCAGCGATAATGGTATAGAACTCTGGCGTACCTGTTTGCGTACTCCCATACAACCTATCATAGATTTCGGGGGTAACATACTGCATAGGGGTGATAGGAGAGGTATTGATTTGCAGATTACGCATCTGAATAAAGTTAGTAGGCAGAGCAAGATTCCTCTGCCCTGCAACTGTCGATGCAGTCTGCTTTTCTTCCATCGCCCTAATGCGAAGTAACCTGTTAAATCTAGCCTCTGCCAGAGCAATAAACTCCGGTATCCGGTCAGTCAGGTCATCCCTGTCTAACCAGTTAGCAACTGCCGTGTTTAACTCGGTGTAATTACTTATAGCCATTATCTACGAGAGATGTAATATATCTTATCGTTAAGGATTAAATAGTTTACCTGAGTGTTCCCCGGTTGAGGGGCTTGATATAACCACATAGTTATAGCCTCGTTGGTGTGGTGCGTAGAAAAGCATTATCAGGATCGTTGAGATATTTCTTCATCAACTTGCCATCCTTCTCTATCGCTCCGTTAGTTTCCTTCATCCACTGCTCCCAAATACCTACCGGGATGGATGCTACTCTCATGCCATGCTGTTGCTTACCGAAAGTAAGTTTATCACCATAGCCGTTCAATAATTCTTTGTTGTGATCTACAATGTCTTGAGCATCCTGATGGGTAACGAAACTTGTCGTGCCGTCAGAATGTTCTTC